GCAGAGAAGGCTTTCGAGGAGAGCGTTCTCGAAGAACTTCTGGAGAGAAGGGCGAGCTTGGTAGAGCGGATGAACCTCGCAGAGCAAGAGGAGTCTGACAGGTACCATATGGAGGAATGGCAGGACAGGGTTGAGCGTCGGGAATCGGACGAGATGGCACTGGAGAAGCTGAAGGCCAGAGGTGAACGTCGTCGGCGTGACAAGCGAAACAAGCCTGTCGAGGGCTGGCCTGACCCGAACCCCGGCTTCCCCGATCAAAGTGGCTTCTGGCAGTTCTCCCGCAGAGGGACAACTATCGCCGAACAGAAGAAGCGGTGGGGCTTCAAGAAGAGGGGCGGGTCGATCCCTGCCGGTACGATCTCCGACCCGGAGAAGCTCAGGGAATACGTCGACCTTATCGAGAAGTACTACTCGAACCACAACCCGACCACTTGGGCGAAGGAGACCGCTGTCGCGGACTCACGCTGGGCCAAGCCGAATGCCAAGGAGATCCTGAACGAAAAGATCCGCCTCTTCGCTGAGAAGAAGGCCACCCTCAGCACGACAGACGTCATCAACGCCCACAAGCTCATGGACGAGGAGTACGACGCTTGGTTCGAGGACAGGGACAACAAGGAACTCATTGAAAGCTGTGCGAACGCAACGGACAGATTTCTGGGAGTTGGGTCGGAGCTTGGCCGCCTCTTGAACTTCTACAGAAGAAAGCTCTCGCCGGAAGAGAGAATCAAGAAGACTCTCGGGGAGGCACTGATGACGCCGCCCAAGAGTATCAAGGACAAGATGATTGACTATGCCAGAAAGGATCGGCACGACAAGGCGGAGAAGCTGTTCAACGAATGGAAGTACGGGAAGAGCAAGAAGAAAAAGAACCTCCACGGACTTCAAGAGTTCCTCAAGACTCGCGGATGGGATCTCGACAAGATCGAAACCATCATCGGCAACCCGTCCGACGCCAGAAGGCTGCTGGACAACATTGGCCAGTACAACTCCAGCTTGAGCGACAAGCTGTTCGAGTACTGGAGAAACTCCATCCTCAGTGGACCGGCCACCCAGATTGCCAACCTTATCGGAACACTCGGGTTCGCTGCCTACGAAATCGCCATCAAGAGAAACATTCTCGCCGCAGCCAACACCTTCCTCAACAGCCCTGACCTGCCCACCTTTGCGGAGCAGGCGGCGGTGGTCAAGTCCCTGCTCGCGACATCAATCGCCGAGGCCAGAATCAACGGGCTTGAGGCGTGGCGGACAGAGCAGCACGTCCTTGAGGACAAGCTGTTCAGTTCCGGGCTTGAGGTGGATGCTACCAGAGCCAACAGGATAACAGAGGGGAAGTCGACTGCCATTGGCGGGCCGCAGTTCAAGATCGGAAGGCGCAAGACGGACCTCGGGAGGGTAGTCCGTGCGCCACAGAGGGGCCTGCTCGCAGTGGACGAATGGATGAAGACCTGCCTCACCAACAGCTACGCGGCTGGCTTTGCGTACCGGGCCGCAAACAAGCAGGTCAGGGAAGGGAAGCTGGACCCCGAGAGCAAGGCAGCCTTCATGGAGGGACTCCTCGACCCGGCGGTTCGCGCTGAGAAAATATGGATGCCAGCGTACAACGAGGCTCTCCGGCAGACTTGGCAGACCCCCTTGTCGGAAGCCGGTAAGCTGGGCAAGGTCGGGCAGAAGGTTATCGAGTCGCGAGAGTCCATCCCTCTCCTCCGGTTCATTGTTCCGTTTGTCGTGACCCCCGTGAACATCTTCAGGACCGGGGTGTCGATGAGTCCGCTGAACTGGCTTCCCAAGATGCAGAAGTGGAACCAAATGCGGAAAGACGGAGAAATCATCGAGGACCGTGTGGGGGAACTGGGCGAGGATGTTGCCAACGCAATCCTCGTCGGGATACCCCTGCTGATGATCATGGGTCAGGACGACGAAGACCCTTGGATCACGGGGACAGAACAGTCCGTCGTTATGGGGCGAGAAAGGTACCCCAGCGGCAGGGAGGGCAGCCTCCCCTCCTACTCGGTCAAGCTGCCGTTTACCGACCGGTGGATCAGCTACTCCCGCATCGAGCCTTTCGCGACACTCATGGGCGTCACAGTGGATGTCGCCAATTCTATCAAGCGGAGCGAGGGCGTCGGAGACATAGCGAACCCATTCGTGGGTCTCTACGAGCAGTTCAAGGAGAAGACATTCCTGAGAGGACTCGGGGACTTGCAGCGGGCTGTCGAGAAGACTGCTCAGGGCGAATTCGCCACGGGTGCTGGCGGGTGGGCAACCAGCATGGCGGTGTCTTGGATTCCCAACCTGTTCCGGGCACCGGCAAGGGCAACGCAGGACAGGATGCCAGACCGCAAGGTCTACGGCGAGACCTCGTCGGACAAGCTGTCCAGTTGGGCAGAGGGGCTTGCCCGTCGAACCGAAGTGCTTCCAGCGATGGGTCTGGTGGAGGATCTCCCGAAAGTAGACATGTGGGGAAGGGACTACCCGAGGCACAAGAGCTTCGGCAAGGGTCTTGGGATGGGCGACTTCCTGTACAAGTTGCTTGTTCCCGCACAGATTCGGACGACCCACCAGTTTGTTGGAGACGAAACTCTTCGTAATTACAACGTCAACAACCCGGACAACCAGTGGGCCGGTCCAGAGGCACCCAACCGGTACCTCACGATCAAGAAGAAGAAGACGTGGATGTCGCCTGATCAGTACGAAGAGTACTGCCGCATGGCTGGCGGACTCGCGGCGGAGCTTTGTCGGACCCTCGACCTAAATGTCGACAACCCGTCAAGAATGGACAAAGAAAAAATTCAGGACGCCCACAAGCGGTCTAGGCAGATCACAACGGATATCCTGTCCAAGAAATGGTGGGGAGATGGCGACGAGTCTGCGGAAATTGCAGCAGTTGCAGACGAGATCCATCGCAATATGATAAAGGCCAAGGCGAGAATCCTTGCCAAGAGACCCCCCAACCTGAAGACCAGCCTCAGCAGGGAAGAAAAAAGGCTTCCCTATGCGAAGAAGAAGGCTATCCTTGAGGACAGAAGAGAGAGGCTGCGTCTTGAAAAACAAGAGGCTTTGTCGTGGCTGGAGAGCGAGGGCATCAGTGCCGGGGAGGCTGCAAGATCCTACGGGACAAGGGCCTCTTTGCGAGACTCGCGACGACAGATCCGCAGGTCGTACAGAACATCTGGAGCGTACTGATGAACCGGGGCAGCGAGTTTTTCCACGAGGAGCTAGAACAACTGGGACTCCTCCACGACAAGAAACAGCAAGACTACGGGACAAACGAAGACCCGTTCGCCAACGTGCGGGCTTCCGAGGAATTCGGCGTCCCCGCTTGGCAGGGGTGCCTGATCAGGATGAACGACAAGGTGTCGCGACTGAAGACATTTTGCAAGAAGGGTACGCTCTCCAACGAGGGTGTTGAGGATTCCCTGAGGGATCTCGCGGTCTATTCCCTGATTGCTCTCGTTCTGTTCAGAGAGGGTGCTGCAAGCCCAGCCTCTGCCATTGCCCCGGACCTCGGTGTCTGTGAAGGCTTTGAATAACAAGCAAGGGAGGCGTGATGGCTAAAGAACAAGTCAACAACCTCGTAGTGGTTTCAGACACTCACTGTGGCTGCCGTCTCGGCCTATGCCCCCCCGGCGGGGTATTCATGGACGAGGGCGGGATGTACAAGCCGAGCAAGCTCCAGAGGAAGATCTGGAAGATGTGGAGGGAGTTCTGGGATGAGTTTGTTCCCCTCGCGACCCGTGGAGAACCCTACGCCGTCGTCTTCAACGGAGATATTGTCGATGGAGTCCACCACGGAAGCACCACCCAAATCAGCCACAACCTCGAAGATCAGGCGGCTATTGCCTACGAGTGCATGGCACCGATTGTGGAGGCTTGCGAGGGACGTTATTACCATATACGCGGGACGGAGGCGCACGTTGGAAAGTCGGCAAGAGACGAAGAGAACCTCGCCAAGCGTCTCGGTGCCATTCCCAACGAAGAAGGGCAGCACGCACGGTGGGACTTGTGGAAAATGTGCGGACCAAAGCTCGTGCATTTCCTACACCACGTCGGAACCACATCTTCGGCTGCTTACGAAGCCACGGCGGTGTTCAAAGAACTCATCGAAGAGTACGTAGAATCTGCCAAGTGGGGACGACGACCGCCGGATGCTATCATCCGATCCCACCGACACAGGTACATCATGTGCGAGATCCCCACTGGGAGCGACGCATCAACAAGGAAGGGGCGAACGTCCACGGGGCACGCTATCGCAGCCGTCACTGGTTGCTGGCAGGGCAAGACGCCGTTCGTGTGGAAGATCGCCGGGGCGAGACTCACGACACCGCAGTTTGGCGGGCTGGTCGTGAGGTTCAAGGATGACGAGCTGTTTGTAAGGAAGCGGATATGGACGGTGGAGCGTTCGAGGGTGGAATAGACATCAGGAATGGATGCAGTAAGTACATGCACTTGGAGCCGGGAGATTCAATCTGGGATGAATGCGGTTTGTATCGCCTGAGCAGGTGTCCGTTCTGTGGCGAATATCCCGATTGGATGTACGTTGAGGACGAAGGCGAGGGCATGCAGTGGCTGGTGCATTGCACCGAGAGAAGCTGCCACGTCAAGCCGTCGACAAGCTGGACTGACGAAGTCGAGTTTGCTGCACTCAAATGGAACCGTCGCTTTACGCCCGGACACAGAAAAAAGCGGGTGCCGTGATGACCAAGTTGATCATTGCGGCTGCTGCAATGGCGACTGCATGGATCTTTTTGATGGAACTGGTTTCTAAAAAAAACCACGGAGACGATTGACTTAACGGTTATCGTACCTAGTATGTTCCTGCCAACTAGACGAAATAAATCGGCTGAAGGCGAGACAAATTCGGGGCAAGAAAACTACAGGGCGGGTTTGCTCCATCGCCCGAGACATCTGAAGCGGGTGTCTCCGGTCTCTCTGACTGTTACCCGGTGGGCCTCGCAAGCCCAATGCTGGGAGCGAGTGAATGCAATTCCGGGCTATGGTGAACCTTCCATCCCGGTGGGGGCAAACACTAGACTCGTAGCCAGCAGGCAGTCGCCAGCCAGATCAGGAAGGGGGTTTGCCCCCGGAAAGGTCGCGTTGCGCACCTATGGCTAAGAAGAGAATACACGTCAACCAGCATGTAATTAGGGCGAACATCCGAGACGATGATGTCTCTCCCCCGATTACCGTGAAACACCGTAAAAATAACTACTACGGTTCCCGAGTGGAGGTACTCGGCCCTTCCGTTTTGATCTACAGCCCAAAGAAACCCTTGCTGTCCTGTGGTGCCCGGCTGATACTAGAGTGTAGTTGCCCGGTTCTCGTAGACGGTAAGGAGATCGAGTAATGGAACAACCAATCTTAGACTGCCCCGACTGTGGGGGTATACCGGATATAAAAGAAAACTACCGGGCCATAGAAGGCTCACTGTTTAGTGGCGTTGTGTGTGAGGATTGCAATCTCGTGGCCCTGCACTTCACAACGCAATCTGGAATCAACCTCTGGAATGAAATGGTTCAGGAATGGATAGACCGGGAGGCCGAGGCCAATGAGTGACAAGATCATCTTGTATCTTCTGGTCCAGATGTGCGAGGAGTGGGAGGATTAGTGGGCGATATGCATCCCGTGCTTTTGTCCACCAAGGCTGTGGTGGTGGTTCAGTTTTTTTCCCTGTGTTTCCTTTTGTTGTCTGGTTCTTTGACATGGAAAAAAAGGCGTTGAAAATCGCCCTTGCTGCTCTGGTTGTGTTTCATGGCTACATTGTCGTGGCCAACGTGCTGGCTTTCTTCGTGCTTCCGTTTTTGACGGATTGGTATATTGCCGTTCCTTGCATGTCGTCTATACTTTTCCTGATGTTTGCTAGAGGGGTGAGTTGCCCCTTGACCGATCTTGAAAACTTTCTCCGCCAGAGGCTGGGACTTAAGAGGATCGGGGGCTTTGTTGGGCATTACTTCATCAAACCTTGGAGGCGATTGTGGGCAAAAGGGACACGATGATCACGCTGGAAGAACTGGAAGCCGCACTCGGCAGGGAGTCTCGGGAGTACGGTGGCCCGCCTGAGGGGTGGAAGTCAGCGAAGGAGTGGGCAGAAGAGTGGGGCGTCAGCCTCCGCACAGCCCAGACCCGGATTTCCGACGCAAAAGATCACGGGCTGGTGGAGGTGAAGAACTTCCGCCGTGTCGGAATCAACGGGAGCAAGTACTTTTCAGCGCACTACCGCTTCAATCTAGAGGCGGGGAAGCAAACCCCCGCTCCTTGAGGGCTGAGAGCAGTCCGTCTAGGTGATCCATTTGTGTCGACAGGCTAATGCCGTCGATCAGGGAGATCATGTCCGGGCACCCAAAGTTCTCGAATTCCTGCGTCCACGAGTACAAAACGTCGACCAGCTTGTCGTCGATTTGCTCGATTGACTCCCACTTGGGGTCGCAAAGGACGATATATGTGTGATCTCCGATGCGTATTTCTGCTCGGGACGTCGTTTTTTCTGACATTTTTTACTTGCCTTCCTCTAAGGGGGTGTTAGAATCCCTGTGAGTTCAGTTCTTTGACAACTGAAAGGAGGCGAATAGGTGAACTTGAAATGTATCGAGGTCATCGAAAGTCACTGTCCGCATGGTCACATGGGGGCAATGATGAAGGGGATGCTGAGGGCGTATGACCGCATCTGGTGGTCTCACACAAGCGACCTCGAAGTCCTGTCGGTCGAGAAGACGTACTGGTGTCCATTGTACAACTTGGACACCAACAGGAGGAGCCGAAAGTTTGTTCTTTCTGGGAAGCTCGACAAGGTCGTCCGCGAGGATGGCAAGGTCGTCCTTTACGACCACAAGACAACCTCGTCCAAGATCGGTGCCGACTCTGACTACTGGAGGGTTCTCCAGATTGAGGGGCAGCCAAAGCAGTACGAGATACTGCTGAGAGCTAACGGGATCGAAGTGGACCGGATTGTCTGGGACGTTGTGCGAAAGCCGCAGATCAGGCCGAAGCGAATCGCCCAAGCGGCGAGACGTTCGATACTTGAGACCGGTAAGTACTACGACTCTCCTGTGAAGCAGTTGACGCTAGACTCTTTGTCTATGCCTCAACTGGAGATGGACACAGAGAACGACGATATGTTCGAGGCGAGAGTATACGACACGGTCTACAGAGACCCGACTGAATACTTCGCTCGACGTTCGGTCCCGACACTGAAGGACGACCTGTATACCCACAACCAAAACATGTGGGACTTGTCGGCAAACATAGTCTCCGCGAGGAAGAGGTATGAGTCGCACAAGCGGCACACCTACAACTCCGGTGCGTGTCTTCAATGGGGAACACCGTGCCGCTATCTGGGCATCTGCGAGGGCAGCGACTCGCCCGACAGTGGAAACTGGAAGCGGGGCGAGGTGCATCCTGAGTTGGACGTCGAAGATATCGACAGCGACAAAGAGGTGCTGACCAACAGCAGACTCAAATGTTTCCAGACCTGTCAGCGGAAGCATCACTTCCGTTACGAGCTTGGTCTGGAGAAACACGACACGACGGACAGTGACGCACTGTTCTTCGGAACCGTCTGGCACCACGTCATGGACGTGTACTGGTCGGAAGTTTCGGGATTCCAACTGGAAGGAGGCGACTCTAATGGGAACCGCAACGAAATGGCTTGAGGGCATATCAAGGAAAACCTCTCGACGTCCTTCGTCTATGGTCATTACTGGCCAGCCGGGGATCGGGAAGACCACTATCGGAGCTTGGGTTCCGGGTGGCTTGATGATGCCATTCAAGCAGGAAAACTCCTACGACTTGTTGAAGTCGTCGGGGTCAATTCCTAAAGATGTGCCGGTCTTGGAGCCGGTGGAGAGCTGGCAAGCGGCCTTGGAAGTGCTGGAAGAGTTGAGAACTCAGAAGCACGATCACAAGGCACTTGTCATCGACACCCTGTCCTGCCTCGAACACCTGTGCCACGAATATGTGTGCAACAAGGAGTTTGCGGGGGACTGGGGAGACAAGGGGTTTCAGGCCTATCATCGTGGCTACGAAATCTCTCTCGCCGAGTGGCGGGAAATGCTGAAAGCCTTGGACTGCCTTCGTGACGAGAAGGGGATGACGATTGTGTTCTTGGAACACATCCAGATCCGCCCCTTCAAGAACCCAGAGGGTTCTGATTACGACCGCTACCAAGCAGCGTGCCACGCCAAAACGTGGCAGATTACGCACCGTTGGGCTGACGCCGTCCTGTTCTACAACTACTACGTTGAGGTTCAGGAGGACGGAAGTCGGGCAAAGGGCAAGGGAGGAAAGTCCCGAGTGCTGTACACCGAGTACAGTGCGGCGTTCGATGCCAAGAACCGCTTTGGACTCCCGAGAGAGATCGAGGGCGGGGCCTCCGGTAAGGAGGCATGGTCGAATCTTACTGAAGCAATACTGGAAGCGAGAGAGGAGTAATACCTTGGCACATTACGAACCGGGTATGTATCTCTGTCGGGTTGAAGATCAATACTTCAGCACGACGCCCAACGGGACCGAGTTTTTTGGTCTGGTCATTCGACCCATCGCATCAGTCGAGGGGTCACAGAGGCACACGATTACCGGTGAGTTCACTCGCCGGACGTCCCTCTGGCTCAACAGCGACAAGAACGTGGAGCGTTCCACTGAGAAGCTCCAGTCCTTGTGTCCTGAATGGGACGGTAGCTGGTCGAGCCTCGACCCGAAGACCGAAGGCGGAACGTCCCTGAAGGGGATCGAAGTTGAGTTGCGTTGCTCTCACTCCCAGAGTGGAGAGAAGGTGTACGACAACTTTGACTTCCCTCGCACTGTCGAGGCTGATTCTTTTGTTTCAGACTCGGACGTTGCGAAGAAGTTGGATCGACTGTACGGGACAGTCAGAAAGAAGACCAAGCCCAAGGCTGAGGCCAAGGCTGAAGTTTCTTCCGAGGAAGTCCCGTTCTAGAGCGGAAAGTTGCAGAAGGGTGTGGTGGAATTGGATGCCTTCTACAACACCCTTGGACTGCTCGATGGGTGTGGATTGCTTTTCGAGCAAGCTGGGTTCGAGTCCCAGCCTGCAACCTCGGGCAAGGATGCGTTTGGGAGGAGGGAGCCTCCGCCCGACGGGCACGGATGCCCACGGGGCCTGACAGGTGGAGCCTCGTGGTCTTAAAAACCGCAACGGCAACCGGGTTCGATTCCCGGCAGGTCCACTCCACGTTCCTTTCCTTGTCCTTGGAGGTAAAAATGGACTTAGTGAAGAGAGAGTTTGTGGAAGAGATGGCCGAGTGCTTGTCTCGGCTCCACCCAGAGGAAAAACAAAACCTCTGGTGGCACTGCGTGAAGGGTACTCCGATCTGCTGCGGCAAGAACGCCAACAAGTGGACGGACGGCGAGGGCGGGGGGTGACCCGCAGTCCTTGCCTACACCCGTGAGGTGCCAGAAATTGAGATTACGGATACCCCGGAGGTGTCGGAGAACTGCTCCTGCCATTCGTGCAAGTGGCAGTCGGTGTTCGGATACGACCATCAGGGCATAAAGCTCGCCGGTCAGAACGACCCGACAAAGAACTTCGCGATATTCAACAGGACTGCTCCCGGCCAGAAATACGGGTACATCCACCTTCTCAAGAACATGGAGCAGGATGACATTCGTGTCGCCATTGCACTTGCAACGGAGGGGGTCGAATGACACTCGACGAGCAAGCGATGACCATCTACATGGCCTACCCCCGCAAGGTTGCGAGGAAGGCTGCGTTGAGGGCCATCAAGAAGGCTCTGCTAGAAGAGCCGTTCGGTTTGCTCCTTGACGCTGTCGAGGAGTATGCCGAGGCCCGAGAGGGCCAAGACAGCCAGTTTACCCCACATCCCTCCACTTGGTTCAACCAAGAACGGTGGGCGGATGACCGGGATGACTGGTGGCAGGGGCGCAAGCCCGAAGTTACTGCCGAAGACGCCTTCAATAAAGTTCGGAAGGCTGTGTCCCAGTTTGGGATGGGCCAGCCGAAGGAGGCGAGAGAATGGTTGCGGGACGATGCAATCGTCTCAGCAGTCAGGGAGATTGGGTGGAACAATCTCTGTAACATGGACGACTATAGTCGTTCCTCTGTTTTCAGCCGTTTCCGTTTGCTATATGAAGAGGAGGCCGTGCGTGTCCGAAGAAGCCAGAAGTCTGGAGAAGGAGGCGAGGGAGAAGAGTCACGAGAGATACCTCGCCGAACAATACCCATTGAGACTGCGAGAAAAAAGGCTCAATGAAGCCTTTTTCGCGTACATGGCAACAACTCCGGGCACGAAGGAGTCACTAGACGCATATCAAGTATTCTGGGAAAGGCAGCAGGAGTACGATGGTAAACATACTGGCGATTGACCCCGGTACCTATAAGTCTGCGTGGACGGTTGTTGGAGATGCCAACACTGTCACGGGGCTTGGTAAGCGGGACAATGAAGAAGTCTTGGATGGACTCGCACTCAACCTGTACGGATGGCATACGGTAGACCTTGTGGTTATCGAGATGATGTCCAGCTACGGGAAGCCTGTGGGTAACGAGGTCTTCGAGACGCTGGTGTGGATCGGAAGATTCCTAGAAGCGGCCAGAAAGCACCATCCCATCGCTCGCATTACGCGACGAGAGGTAAAGAATCATATCTGCCGGGGACACCGGAAGAAGAACGATTCGCAGGTGCGAAGCTGCCTCATCGAGAGGTACGGGTCGAGTGGATCTGATGCCATCGGAACGAAGAGAAGCCCCGGCCCGCTCTATGGAGTGACCGGGGACATGTGGGCAGCCCTCGCTGTGGGGATTGCCTACAGAGAACTCCACCTTGTTGACAAGCCCCCGGCCCTCAACGAAAATTGAGGGTACGGGGGTTTTCTTATGCGCAAACGATTACTAGCTTGGCTGCTCGTCCCTCTGTCTGTAGCTTTGTGTGTCCTGTCGCTGTCGACGGACCCTACTCTAGCGAACGACTTTTTGGACTCAAGTATCCGGGTGAACGGATGCTCTGGGACAGTTATTGGCAGGAAAGGGACAGTCGCGATTGGGATATCCGCCGCACACTGCGCGCCCAAAGTAGGAGCCGTAAACGCCTTCTGGAACAGAGACGGAAGCGGCGGGAATGTGACTTGGATTGCGATTGATCGCGACAAGGATCTGTCCCTGTTCCGTTGTGTTGCAGACAAGACCTTGGGTGTTTACCCGGTCGTCGAGAAGTACACGACTGGCGGCAAGCTGGAGTATCGCGGCTGTGGGTACCCCAGAGGCGAGGGGCCAGAGGTGACCGAACTGGAGTACGGCGGCAGGGTCTCTATCACGAACCTGCCCGAGAAGCGGTGGTTTCTGGAGGTCAAGAAGGGGAAGTTTCGCCCCGGCAACTCCGGCGGGGGTGTTTTCCTGCACGGAAAGCTGGTTGGAGTAACAACCCACGGGAGCAAGAACAATAAGGCGGTGTTCGCGGCCCCGCACGACCAGATCGTTTCTTTTTTGGAAAAGTCGCAGAGTACAACAAGCGTGCCTGTTTTTGGCGGTGTCGACGAGATTGGCCCGGAAGAGAAGGTTGAGGTGGACGGGATCAAGCTCAATTCGGACATTGACAGAACCAACGCAATCATCCATATTCTGAAGTTGTTGCAGGAGCAACGGGAAGAACTAGCCCGAATCAATCGCACTCCAATTCGAGTGCAGATAATCGACCCCAAGACCGGGAAGGTGATTCAGGAGAAGGCTTACCCGTTTGGCACACCAATCAAGCTCATGTTACCGAGGGCCAAGTGATGTGCGACAACGAGACCTGCGAGTGTGAAGATTGTCCCTTCTGTCCCTGTCATGAGGATTGAGTAATGGAATCTGTCGAACTTGCCGCCAACGATTACGCGATGATGAAGATGCACGCCCTGAACGGCGCGCAGCAGGCCGCCAACGGCTTCAACGCCTTGGTTGAGTGCATCCGCTACGAGCATCAGGAGGCCAAGAACATGGTTTCCCAAGCTGAAGCTCTGGGCCACCGCATCGTTGAGGAGAGCGGTAGTGGGAAGTCTCGATCCACTGCTCCAAGCGGAACGTAACTCCGAGTTGCACCGCAAGCGGGTTGCTACTATCAGGATGTCTGCCTTGGATGGCAGTCTGTCTACCGTTGTGTCCATGAGGGCGGGGGAACTCCGTGAAGAGCTTGCTCGACAAGTTGACGGAACGCTGGATGGGCGTCCGGCTACTGGAGGAGGAGGCGAAGGCTGAGGATGTGGCCGAGATGCTTCGCATCAATCGCGAGCAGATCAGGGCACACCTTCGCAACACCCTTGGTGGAAACTTCAGCCCGGAAGGCGTCGAGCAGGGAAGCACCCATATCGGGGATGTCGTGCATCACCACACGGAGACGAACACCGACACGACCAGCAGCGGCAAGAAGTGGCTGGTCAAAGGATTGATTGCAGCAGCATTGCTCGGGAGCGGGGCGGGCGCGCCCTTCCTCCTGAACTTGCTTGGTGGAGGGTTGCCCGATACGCCCGTTGTGATTCCCCCCACTGACGGGGGGTCCGAATACGATCTCAGGCTGGGAGAACCCGATGCAGTACCAAGGCGCGCGGAAGAAGATTCGGAACGGGGACATTCTGGCGTTCCGAGGTAACCGGTGCTTCTCTTGGCTGATAAAGTTTCGCACGCTGAGCCGTGTGTCTCATGTCGGCATAGCCATTTGGTTTGGCGACAGGCTGTGTTGCCTTGAGGCATTAGAAGGCAGTGGCGTCCGCCTGTTCCCTGTCAGCAAGTTCATCGAAGACGGCGACTGGGTGGACTGGTACGAGCTTTACGACGAGAGCGTGAGCCGGGAGCAGATGTCGCAGTACGCCCTCACCTGTTGGGGGAAGCGGTACGCCTCCATCTGGCAGTTCATTCGCTCATGGAGCGTCATCTGCCGACGCTGGTTCGACAAGAGTCTCGCAGCCCCGGACACAAACAAGGAGCGGTTCTTCTGCTCCGAGTTTGTCATGGCGGCACTCAAGGAGGGCGGGTACTCTGGCGAGGGGTACGAGAGGCCGCCCGCAAGGACATCACCCGGAGACATAGTAGAATTGCCATGCTTGCACAGAATGGGACGGCTGACGCCTTGAACAACCACCGATACACCTATGATGCTGAATGCATCAAGGTGGTGGATGGCGACACGCTGAAACTTGAGGTTGACCTTGGTCTCGATTGCCGCCGGTCTATCACGATTCGCCTGTACGGCATCAATGCACCCGAGGTACGAGGTCCAGAGCGAGAGGAGGGGATCGTATCTAAGAACGCCCTGAGAGACATGATTGACAATTCCACAGGCGGCCTTATCATTCAGACGATCAGGGACAAGACGGGGAAGTACGGACGCTACCTCGCGAGGGTTTACGGGGACCAAGGGCAGGAGTTCGGTGAGGAGCTTGTGCGCTTGGGGCTGGCAAAGGCGGTTGACTATGGGAAGAAGAAGAAGAAGAAAGAGTAAGCCTTCAACTCGCGGCGAGAAGGCTATGCTCGTTGAGTATCGGGCTGTGTGGGACAAGCAATGCGAGGAATGCAGATGGGTCTACACGAAGTTCTTCAAGCAATGCCCCAAGTGCGAGAGTACGGAGTGGGATCTGGTTGGGCGGGTCAATGATCCTGACCGGGCGAGAGAGGCAGATCCGTCTTACACGCCGTCGCCAGAGGAGATACGTCAACAATGCGAGGAGATCAGGAAAGACTGGGACGAGGATCGCCTCAAGCACCAAGAGAGGTTTCGTAGCTGGCAAGTCCCGACCAGCGAGGTGAACTCAGACGAGACATAACTGCGCACGAAAAAGGCCCCGGTAAGCTCAATGCCTGCCGGGGCCTTTCGTTTAGCGTGCCTTGGGGAACGGGACTTCGTGGACAACGTGGGGCTTTCTGGCCTTGACCACCTTGTAGGGCCGGGACGTGATGATCCCGCCCACGGTCAAAACCGTCTCCCCGGTGATGCGAGCGGCTATCATCGCCCATCGCATCCCACTACGAGTGATCTCCTGACAATGCAGGACGACACCCTTGTCGGTGTCTTCGATCCACTCGATGACCGCGTTCCCTCTGAACGCATGTGAGGATTTGGAACCGTCCTTCTTTTCGTAGTACGGTCCCTCCTTCAGCCTGATGCTATCACCTTTTCGGAGGATAAGATTCGGGCTGTACTTGTACTCGTCGAGGACCATTGCTGATCTCCTTAGACGCCGGGGGGAATTCCCCGGTATTTATGTTATCGGCATTACGACACTCAAACTTTAGCGCAATGAAAAAGCCCCCGACCAGATCGTTGTGATCTGGCCGAGGGCCAAGGGCCTACGCAGCAGCAGCGTACCTGTCCAGAAGCGTGTGCAGTCGCATCGTCCTTTCCGAGAGAGTAGACATGGAACCCCGATCCTTGAGCGACTCAGTGAAGGCGTTGTACAGCCTCCACATGGACCTCAGTCCGGGGAACGCAGCGTCGTACTCCTTGTGTTTCTCGTGTGACGGTGCGTAGAACTCGTCAAGAACACTATCAGCCACGGTCTTGGGGATCACGTTTGCATCCCTCCACGACCGGACAACGATGTCGTGTGCTTGAGCTTCGCTCATCTGCGTCGTCTGGTAGGTCTTGTGCCTGTCTGCAATAACAGACCGACCCTCGTTCAACATCCGAATCCCTCTGTGGATAACTCCGTCGAGGTCTTCGTCGATGTTCTTGGTGTGTCGTCTGGTCTCTGTGACCTCCCCGTGAAAGGCGAGGTTATCGCAGACGAACACCTTTGCACCAAAAACGAACCCGTAAGGGAATCGCTTGTCGTGCGCGTTTCGCACACCAGCAACCATCCCTGCCTCTTGGCCGAGATCGGATGCTGCTCCGTCGTGGCCTTGGATCTTCTTTAGTTCCATGAGACCAAAGTATTGGTCCCACAGCCCAGAGAAGTCGTTGCGGCTGTTGACGGCGTGCTTGGCGGATGTGACCTCCCATCCCGCAGCCCGGAGGCCGTTAGCGGTACGGTTGAACGCATCCCAGTGCGATATGGGCCTGTGCGTTTCAGTCCCTTCGGCTGTCCCCATTTTTCGGAGGACCGACTCACTGACTCGCCTAGATCCACAGTGGGTAATAAAACTCATGGCTTTCCTTTCGTGTAAGCCCCAAAGAAGTAACCCTTCGCTACTGTAGTTATCGGAATTGTTACACTCGAACTTTAGCAGTCAAGGATAAATGCACAAAAAAACGGGAGGAG